GTTGCTACAAGTATGGTTGAAGAATTTACAAGAAGAAGACTTATAACACAGACATTTAACTTATTTCACGATGAGTTTCCACCTTATATTGATTTACAAATAGGGGAGGTTGCTAGTGTTACACATATAAAGTATTATGATGAGAGTAATGCTTTACAAACTTTAGCAACATCAAATTATGATGTAGATACTAAGATAAGACCTGGAAGAATTTATCAGTCAGAAGATGGGGACTTTCCTAATACTTTTGACAGACCAAACGCTGTTGAGGTTGAGTTTATCGTAGGAGCTGCTGCAAGTGATATACCAGCTCCAATAATTCAGGCAATTTACATAATTGTTGGCCGCTACTTCGAAAATCGTCAGGATGTTGTAATGGGTACTCAAGTTAATGAAGTTCCTTTAATGGTTAACCATTTATTAACTCCTTATCGTTTGCTTGAACTATGATAATTGGCAAACTAGATAGAAAACTTAAGCTCTTCAAACAAGTATTCACAACTAACGAATACGGTGAGAGAGATATTTCTTCAAATACATTTGTCACTATATTGGGCAATTTTGATTTTAAAGGTGGGAAAACTTCTTTTGATGCCGATGCTTTGATTAATGAAGATACAATTGACTGTCTTATAAGATACAGAACAGACATAGGTACATCACCCCAATACTTTATAAGTAACGGCACAACAAACTATTCAATAAAAAGTATTCAAGAAATAGGAAGAAAAGATGCAATGCTTTTAAAACTAGAACAAAATGATGTTATAGATTTAAGTGGTATTAATACATTTTTCGAATATACAATCAACACAAACAATACAGGTACTGGAAGCTCTACATCTACACAGTACGGACTACCAACAAGATTATCAGGGACTTATGACTTTGTTGTTGATTGGGGTGATGGTAATACCAACACAATAACAACCTACAATGATGCAAACGGATTGCACACTTATGGAAGTGCTGGGACATATACTATCAAAATAAAAGGCGTTTTTAGTGGGATTAATACTACTATTGATACTTCAGGTTGGAATTTTGGAAGAATTGACACATTAAAAATTTTGGATATAAAATCTTATGGGCCTTTGATTATTCAAGACAGTCTAGCTTTTAAAAATTGTACTAATTTAACTTCTAGTGCAACTGATAATTTACAATTTAATACAACTGATGCGACAAGCACATTCCAAGATACAAACTTCAATGGAGTAGTTGATAATTGGGATGTTAGTAATATAACTAATTTTAGTGATTTCTTTCACGGCAGCCAATTCAATCAAGATTGCAATAATTGGAATATAAGCAAGGCAACAACTTTGACCAGTATGTTTGAAGATTGTCCTTTTAACAAAAGCTTATCAAAGTGGGACTTGTCTTCTGTGACAACTACCTCATCAATGTTTGGTGGTAATACAGCATTTAATCAAGATGTATCAATGTGGAATGTAAGTAGTTTGTCATCGGCTGTAACTATGTTCTCAGGAGCAACGGCATTTGATAAATCATTGGCTTTGTGGGATGTTACGGCTTTAAGTGGTAATCAATTGACTTTCTTTGGTAGTGGCTCTGGTTTATCAACTGCAAACTATGATGCAACACTTATTGGATGGGCTGCTCAAAATGTTAATAGTGGAGTGAGTATAAACTTCGGTAGTTCTCAATACACCGCTGGAGGTGAGGCAGCAGCAGCAAGAGCTACTTTAGTTACTAAAGGTTGGACAATAACAGACGGAGGAACAGCATAATGAAAGAAATGGATAAAATAAAAAACCCTGATGTTGATACTTATTGGATTATATTTGATGAGGATGACAAAGTATTGAGCTATGGAATGGTAACTCCTATTCAAGTTTTATCAACTAAGGAGACTAATATAGAGATGTATTTAGATAAAGAGGAATGGAAAAAGGTTTTACAATCTCATAAAATAGAAGTTGAGTAATGGCTACAGTATTCACAGAAAAAAATTTAAGAGGCAACAAAGGAGGGCATCAGGGATTAATTGGATATTCAATAAATGAAACAGAATTAAAATCGTTGATTCGTTTTATGGAAAAACTTAATTTGTCTGACAGTCAAACTAAAGTAAAACTTAGACAAGGTATGCGAAAAGCTGCCAAACCTTTAGTCAAAGAGTTAAGATCAGAAATTAAAAAGATAGAAGGTAAAGACAATGTAGGCAAAAGAAATAGGGCAACTGGTAGACTAAGAAAAAGTATAGCTGTAATAAATGGCAAAATGAGAAGAGGATCACAACCAGCAGTTTATGTTGGCCCTAGAGTTAAAGGAGCTTTTGCTGATAAGGAAAGAAGTGGTTTTCATTTTTTCTTTTTAGAGTATGGTTTTAAAGGTAAGCCTGGAGCTAGGATGTTAGATAAAGTTCATAATAGTACAACTGCAAAAATGGCTCAATCTAATGTTGTAAATGAAATTAAAAAAGTAATAGATAAACTTGTAAAAAAGAAGTTTTAGAATGGAAGTAGGCAAAGTCATATATAATATATTAAGCAATAATGCAACTATAAGCAATTTATTGACTACTGATTCTAATACTAGAATATTTCCTAGTAGATATAACTTCCCTAAGAATGTTAAGCTCCCATATATTACCTATCAGATGGTTTCTGATGAGCCAAACAACACAAAGAACGGAGCTTCGACTTATGACTATGTAAGAGTGCAAATAAGCATATATCATAATAGCTATAAGGATATGACTACTCTAGCTGGTTTGGTTAGAACTGCATTAGATTATGCAAGTGGTACTTACAATGGAGTAGTAGTTGATAAGATATTTTATCAAGACCAGAACGAGTTATATGATGATTCTGCTGGAACAGTCGGACTATATGGTATTGCTCAAGATTATAGATTTAACATAAATAGATAGATATGTATAAAATAAAAGTAAAAAAAGATTATGAGTTTCGAGGTATTAAATACAAAAAAGGAGAAACTTATGAAGTTGTTAGAAAAGTAAGAAATGTTTTATTTCACGCTGATGCTTTAAGTACAACAACTGAAAAGAAATCTAAAAAGAAGGAAACTTCTAAAGATTTAGATATTAGCTAATTATAAATTTTAAAAATAAAAAACAATGGCGATTCAAAATGGTTCGAATCTTATATTAAAGGTTCAACAAGCAAACGGAGCTGCTGATGAATTTAAACTGATGCATTCTCAAAATTGTAGTATAAGTATTAATGCTGATACTATAGACATCTCTAACAAAGATTCTGCTGGATTTAGAGATTTAATAGGTGGACAAAAATCTTTTAGCCTTTCGGCTGATGGTTTGATGGATTTTAATCCTTCAAGTCCAACTTCAATAACTGAAGTAGATGAGTTATTTACACAAATGATGGCTAGAACATCTGTAACTTTTACATTTACTTTAGCAAGTACATCTACAGGAGATTATACTTATACAGGTAATGGCTTTATTACTTCTCTTGAGATTTCAGGTGGTACGGAAGATGCTCCCACCTATAGTATTTCGATAGAAGGAAATTCAGCTTTGACACAGAATACTATATAATAATTACTTTTTGTTGGTTGGGGATTGAGCTTCGGCTCGTCTCCCAACTAGCAAATTTAAAACCAACAAAAATATGTATGAAGTAGTTTTAATAAACGGAAAAGATTACCCTGTAAGATTCGGAATAAATAGTCTTAGATTATTTTGCCGAGATACTAACAGAAGTTTAGCTGACTTAGATAAGCTAGGAGAAGGGATAAGCTTAGATGATGCTTGTTATTTGATTCTAAATGGAATTAAAGATGGCTCTCGAGTAAGTGGACAAGAATGTTCTTTAACAGTTGATGATGTTGCAGATATGCTGGATGAAGATTTTGAGGCTTTAAATAAAGTCTTAGAGATATTTTCTAATCAGTTTTCTGCTAAATTTGAAACGGAGGGAAACGACAAAGCCACGAAGAAGGTGGCGAAGAAGAAGAAATAACTTGGGATAAGCTGGAGGCTGTTGCTTATGGACTTGGGTTGTTACCTAAAGACTTTTGGAATTTAACATTTCACGAGTTTTTATGTACACAAAGAGGGATTAATGATAGACTAGAACTAGAACAAAGGTTTGAATGGGAAAGAGTAAGATGGTTAGCGTGTGCATTTTTACAGCCACACACTAAAAAAGGACAGAATCTAACACCTCAAAAGTTAGTTAAGTTTGATTGGGAAAAAAAGAAAAGAAAAACCAACGCAAAGAAACAACGACAGAAAGCGATATACATAAATAAGAAATACGAATTGCTAAACAAAAAAGATGGCTCAAAAGAATCTTAGTATAAAATTAAGCTTAAATGATAAGCAGTTCCAAAGTAGTTTGAGAAAAGCTACTAGACAAATGAAGAAGTTTGGGACTTCTATGAAAAGGACTGGACAGACTCTTTCAAGGAATCTAACTTTACCTTTATTAGCTTTTGGTGCAGCAAGTATCGCAGCATTTGACAAACAAGCAAAAGCAATAGCACAAGTTGAAGCTGGTATTAAATCAACTGGAGGAGCTGCTGGTTTTACTTCTAAACAGCTTCAAAAGATGGCTTCTGAGCTACAAGGAAAAACATTGTTTGGTGATGAGGTAATTCTAAAAGATGCAACTTCTCAACTTTTAACTTTTACTAATATAGCTGGTGAGCAATTTGCAAGAACTCAAGTAGCTGCTTTAAATTTAGCTACTCGATTAGATGGAGATTTAAAATCAGCTAGTATTCAATTAGGAAAAGCTTTAAATGATCCTATCGCTAATTTATCGGCTTTGAGTCGTTCAGGTATTCAATTCAGCGTAGAACAAAAGAAAGTAATAAAAGAACTAGCAGAAACAAACAGACTAGCAGAGGCTCAAACTATAATCCTTGATGAATTAGAGAATCAATATGGGGGAGCTGCTGAGGCTGCTGCACAAGCTGGAGCAGGTGGATTAAAACAACTTCAAAATCAGTTTGGCGATTTAATGGAAGAAATAGGAGGGATGCTTTTACCTATTGTCATTGACTTAGGTAATCAATTCAAAACTCTATTAGAAGGCTTTAAAAATCTATCCCCTGAAGTCAAAAAAATGGTAATTACTGTTGGTATATTAGCTGGAGCTTTAGGGCCTTTGCTGATTGTTTTAGGAAGTATAGTCACAATAGTTGCAACTTTAAGTATTAAATTTATAGCTATTGCTGCTGCTATTGCTGCTTTAGGTTTAGGTATTGTTTTTGTTGTTGATAATTGGGAAGCATTCATTGAAAGATTTAAAAATATTGATTGGTGGCGAAACACTTTATTAGAAATGATAGCTTTATTAATAGAGTTTAATCCTATTACTTTATTAAATGATGCTTTTAATGAGTTTTTAAAATTTATAGGGGTAGCACAAATTCCTAATCCATTTCAAAACACAGCAGACTTTTTTAGGGATATGAAAGTTGAAATTGATGATTTTGAAAATGAATTTGATGACTTTGGAACTTTTATAGAAAAACAAGGTAAAAAAATCAAAAAAGCTCTTAAAGGAGTTGGCGAATCTTTAGGGGTTGGGGGTGTTCCTAGTGGAGTAAGCACTCAAAAAAGTGGTACAGCTCCAGTTAAAGATGCTCCAATACAAAACAATCCTTTACAAAATATTTTAGAAAGCGTAAACTTTCAAGAAGCAGAAACACCATTTAGTGGATTAATTGTAAAAACAGAAGAAGAACTAAAATCATTAGCAGAACAAGGTAAAGAAACAGAAAGAGTAATGCAAAGGCTATCATCAACAATGATAAACTCTTTTAGAGCTACGGCTGATGCTTCTGATCAAAGTAGTAAACAAATGATTACTTCTGCTAAAAATGCAGCAAGAGAAGAAATAAAAACAGCATTAGCTGTTTCTGTAGCTAATGAAATGAAGTCAATATTTGCTACCGTGCCTTTCCCTTTTAATTTAGCTTTAGCTGCTGGGGCTGGTAGTATTGTCGGAAGTTTATTTGCTAAGGTTATACCAGCATTTGCAGAAGGTGGACTTGTTTCAGGAGCTACGCTTGGATTAATCGGTGAAGGCAGAGGAACATCAGTGAGCAATCCAGAGGTAGTCGCACCTCTTGATAAACTTAAATCAATGATAGGACAAGGAAACGGAAGTATTGAAGTATTTGGCTCAATAAGTGGACAAGATATTTTATTAAGCTCTACAAGAGCAAGAAACAACAGAACAAGAACTAGAGGCTACTAATGGCGATAGACAATAGAATACAAACTGAGTTTACAAGTGATAGAAATACTTTTTATAGAGTTACTATCATTGACACTCTAAGCTCTACATCAACACTATATACAGATGTTGAAAATTCTGAAGATGGTTTTGTATTGACTTACGAAACAGAAGATGACAATAGATTTACTGGACTAATACCTTCTAAATGCGATTTTAGTTTTTTTATAACTGATAGTTCAGGAGGTGGTAATCAAGTTAATATCAACGGAATCGTAGACTCAATAAGAACATCAGACTATAAAAGATGGCAACTTAAAATTGAATCAGGAGCTAATGATTCTTCTTATTCTTTGTTTTGGGTGGGTAATTTGTTGAATGATATAAATGCTGAAGATGATATATCACTTCCTAGAAAGGTAACACTTACAGCTATTTGTGGACTAGGTGCTTTAGATAATATTCCTTTTAATGAAGAAGTTGTTTACAATTTTGCTGCTTCTTATAGTCCTTATAGATATATATACAACTCTTTGACTACTGATGTAGACACAGAAAACAATTGGGACACAAATGATATATATATAAAAACTATTGTTGATTGGACTAATTCAACAATTACTAGAGCTGTTGGAAATGATCCGTTAAATTTATGCCGATTTAAAGCTAGTGCTTATGCTCCTATTGACAACAATGGAGTAAGACAACCAAAGACAGCATTTAAGCTCTTAGATGACATCTGTAAGCTTTTTGGAGCTAGATTATTTTTGTCTAATGGAGTTTGGACTTTTGTTCAAGTCAACACATACGAGCAAATGAATAGTTCTACTCAGTTTTTTAGAACATATAAAAAAGGCAATAACGGAGGGACATACACACCTGACACCACAGGATCAGAAACTTTAAACAAGACAGAAGATGGAACAAACATACAAAGGTTAGCTGGTAATGACTTCGATCAATTAGGTATTTTAAAAGAGGCGAAGTTGACTTATGAAATGTTTAAGAGTTATGATTTAATACCTTTAGAGTTAACAAATGACGGTGGGACTACTAATACTACAGCACCTGATAATGCTCTTGTTGCTTGGCAAGGTTATTATACTAATTCTGATGGATTTGTTATTAACCCATCTAATCCAAGTGGAGCTACTATTTACGCTATAAATGATGCGACTAATGACATTATCTCTTATGACTTAGGCTCTGTTGCTCAATTATCAGGACAAACGATTAAAGTAAAAAGAACATTTAATAGAGCTTTTAATGGTACAGCTTCCGAGTTAGATACTTTAGTAACTGGTAATGTATCTATATTATTTTATCATAGATTGAAATTAGTAGGCTCATCATCAACTCAATACTGTCGTTCTTCTTATACTAATGGAGGACTAGCAACTTGGACAACTAATGATGTATTTGGAAACTCTCCAAATTATGGAGTACCATATACTTTTATAAATGGTTTTTACAATCCTAATCCTAACTTTCCACCACCAGCTAGTCAGTTTTTATTAGAATTTGAGTCAGATGAATTACCTTTTGCTGGTGACTTATTTATTGAGTTTTACGCTAGAGTATTTCATAACTATGGTAGTGGTGATCCCTTGAATGGTACAGAAATAACAAACGCTACAGATCAAGCAAAATTCTTTATTTATTCACCACCAGAAAACTCAGCAGATCAATTAATACAAGCTTATATTAATGGAGAATCAACAAGTCAACAAGTGTTTATAACATCTCAAGATATATCAAATGGTATTGCTTATGATGTTGGAGAGGTTTTCATTGGTAGTGGGCCTAGTGCAGCAGCTCAAGGTAGAATTGAATCTAGTGCTAATGGAAGTACTTTTGATGATGGTACTAACCAAAGTTGGGTGGCTTACGGCTCTGGTAGTGGTAAAAAAATAGGTGTGTTGTTACTTAACGAAATAATGGATGGACAAAATGATGGAGCTAAGATATTCAATGGCTCATTAAAAATACTATCTCAAAATGATGGAACTAATGGCTATAAGTTTGACAATGGAATTACTATTGATTCTAAATTTTATATCCCTTATCAATGTTCTTTTGTAGCCAATCAAGATACTTGGGATGGCGAATGGTACGAGATAAACACCTCATCTCCTACATTAACAGATACAACAACTGCACAAAGTTTAGAGAATAGTTCTAATTTTAATACAAACACTTACTAATGAGCTTACAACAATACTTAAATAATGATGTGTTAGCTACTACTTCTGAAACAGTAAGTGGTACTCAAACAGCTATTCAAGTTTTTGCTGTACCTATGACAATGGCTAAAGCTGGGGACAGAGTATTGATAATTAATAAAGGAACTGGAAGACAATATGAAGTAAGATTAAGTGCTGACTTAGATACTACACTAAATAGAATTAATTTTGTTTCTACCACCTTTGATACTCCAATACCTGAAGGTAGCATTATTATACAAAAACAAGAATCAAAATATACTAATCTATTTAGAAAATATACGACTGTTAATATTCCGATTGTAAATGTTAAAAACTCTACTCTTTTTGATATATTAAGAGATGATACAGTCCCAGCTTTATTTAATCAATCTACTGGAACAACTCTTGCTGATGGCGATAGTGTTGATGCTGATTTCGCTACTTTACACAATTCTTTTTTAACTCCAACAAACGGAGCAACAATAGAAAATATAAAATATACTTTGAATACTAATTCAGCCACTGGGAGAAATTGTACTATCTCTCTTTTTGAATTACCTATTGCTGTAAATAGCAATTCAAGTCAAGCAATAAGTTTAATTGAGGCTAAATCTTTTACCTCTCAAAATGATGCAACATACAATTTTTTTTCAAGTACTACTCCTTATCACAATTTAGCAGCTAATACTTGTATTATGGTTGCTTTTAAAAGAACTGGAACAGCAAACGCCTCAGACACATTCAGAGCATCCGTAGAATTATTAATCTCTTTTGATCCAAGACAATGAATTTTATTAAAGATAATATCGATGTATTAGCTATCAACACTTTAAGTATTGGTATAAGCTTCAGTAATGTAGAACAAGTATTGCAGATTATAGGTTTGCTTTTAGGTATAATATACACACTTGACAAATATATTCATTATAGAAAAAATAGAAAATAATGGCTTTAGCAAATAAAAAATCAGAAGAACTATATAACAGAAAAACTGGAGCAAGTGCAGATACTAAAACTATTGATGCAACTAAAGAAACTATTTTGCAAAATGCTTTTACTAATAAAGAATATATTAATGACAAAACAAATTTACTTTTCAATGCTGGTTTAGTTTATATAGTTCAACAAATGCAAGAGGATATTGAAGAACTAAGAAGGTATGTATCTAATGACATTGACACTTTAACAACAACACAAGCTAATGCAATAACTACAAATACTGCAAAAGTAGGAATAACAACGGCTCAAGCTAATGCTATTACAGCAAACACAGCTAAAGTAAGTCAGGGTTTAAATACTGCAAATCATACAATGTCTTTTGATGTAGTAAATGCAAAAGGGACTTATAGCTTAGTCATTACTGTTGTAGATTCTTCAGGTAAAGGAACAGTTACTAAAACAGCAACTTTAACATTATCATAAATGGCAAAGAAAATAATAAATAGTTTTTTTAGAAAACCTAAAGTTAAAAGAAAAGGAGTACACTCTA